CGGGAACGGTGGCAACGGCTCGATCACAGACAACCGGCCGATCGCGCAGTTTCCGGCCGGACAGTATGTGGGCGGACACCTGAACCAGAGTTCAGCCGGTACGACGTCCGCTGGAGCTGGCACGATGACAGCCACAGGCGGGATCTGCACTGCGTCTGCAGCGACCACGTGTGTTGTTACCTTCTCGCAGGCTTTCCAGGCTGCACCAGCTTGCGTCGTGACGGACCAGACGACTACCGCGAACGGCGCGCTGAAAGCACTCCCAACCACCACGAACCTCACGATCACCACAGCATCGAGTTCGGACACGTTCTCTTACTTCTGCATCGGAAACCCGAACTAAGTGGGCGGACTTCTCCAAACGTTGCGCAACGTCTTTGGCGGTGGTTCGCCTAAAGACGGCTCGCCTGGTAACGGCGCCGATTCTTCCTCTGGTGGTGGTGCGGGTGGAAGCGGTGTGGACGAAGACAAAACTCTTCAGTTCACACTCGACAAGTGGAACGATCGGAAAAACGCTTTCGTGGTGTACCACCAGTCGATCTGGCAAGCGCTTCTCTTCTATGCGAACCAGAGCTGGATCGACTGGGACGATGCGCGCAAGGTATGGCAACCACAACAACCGACTGACGAATGGGTTCCGCGGCCGCGGATCAACCGGTTCGCGCCTGCGATGGATTCCGTCGCGTCGAACTTCTTTCAGCTTCCACCGATCGAGGGAGTTCCGAAGACTGAGAAGCAGTCGGATCCGCAAGCGCACGCGATCGCTGACATCTGCTCGGATCTGGTGGCTTATGTCGTTCAGAAAGATGGTCTGGAGCGTCAACAGGATCAGGAAGAGGATAAAGTTGGCCTTGCTGCTCAGCTCTACGTTCTGCAAGGCACGATTTTCTCGATACTCCGCGTCCTTAAAAAACCACTGGGTTCGCAGCCAAAGACCGGCATGCAGCCACAGTGGGGACTTCACTGCAAAACCTGTGATAAGTACTCAACAGTCCCGGCGACTGGAGAGAAACCTGGCTTCTGCTCGCAGTGTGGTGCACCACTCGACGTCAACGACACCGAAGGACTCGGACCAGTTCTCGGAGACGACGGACAGCCACAGCAAGAGCAGATCCTCGAGAACGAGATCGAGTGCGAGATCGGGAACTCTCTCAATGCCTTCCCGCGTCCCGGTTCCACCTCGCTTAAAAACTCCCAAGACTTGCTCTGGGCTGAGCGACGAACCCTCGATGATATCTATTTCCGGTGGAACAACTTTGAAGCAGAGCCCGACGCAGAGTGGCCGGACGGATATTCCGTCACCTACGAGCACGCGCTGAACTTTTGGTACACCGGGTACTCGAACACCACGCTGCAGGTGAAAGATTCGTGCATGGTGCTCGAAGAGTACGTCGCTCCCGGGAAGGTGAAGGATCACCCCGAAGGCTTTTACAACGTCGTCATCAACAAGAAGCAGGCGCACGTCGAGAAGTGGGACTTTCCCGATCATCCGATCACGATGGGAAAGTACCTCACGTTTCCGACTCTCTTCTTCGGTCGGTGTGTGGCTTTCGACACCGTCGAGATTCAGCGCGAAGACAATGCGTATGAGTCGTTGAAAAAGCTGCATGGAATGGTGTCTGCAGTCGATCCGTGGGTGGTGGACGCAGATTCGCTCGTCACTGACATCACCGGCCGCGCAGACAAGATCATCAAGTACAAGCGGACGTCGCTAGATGTGGAACCACCGCATCGCGCCGGACACGGCTCGCTCGACGATGGGATCTATAAGCAGGGAGAGATCCTGCGCGCAGAGTATCAGTCGATCACTGGTGCGACGAAAGCGTTCAAAGGCGAAGCAGAGTACGCAGGCGAACCGGCCGCGGCCGCGAAACTTCGCCGCGACCAGGCTGAGCTCCAATTCGGAAAACCGTCCGCGAACTGGCGCAACTTCTGGTGTGAGACGATCCGGAAATATATCAAGTTCCTTCAGAAGTACTACACCGTCGAACAGCTCGCACGCATTCTCGGCGCCGATCGCATGCAGGACATCCGCGCCTTCAAAGGTGCGGATCTCGACACCATGATCGACTTTCTCGCTGCGAATACTGGTCTCCCGCGCACGAAGACGGAGATCAAAGAGGAGCTCGTCGAACTGGAAAAGATGGGAGCTCTCGACATGAGCGATCCCTCTGTGCGCCAGCGCGTTTACGAAGTGTCCGGCGAAACGGGGATGCTCGAATCGTTCAACGAAGACGCGACGAACGCGCGCCTGGAGAACGAAGCATTCAAGATGGGAGCGGGAGATCCGAACGGCGGTCAATACGTCGTGCCGAAGATCAACCCGCAACCAGGGATCGAGGATCTCGCGGTTCACCTGTACTTCCACAAGAAGCAGGCGAAGACGCGCGCCTTCAAGCAGTGGCCACAGCCAGCGCAACAAGCTCTTTTCCAGCATATTTTCGCGACGTTGCAGGCTATGGCAGCGATTCAAGGTCCGCCACCTGGTGCGGCGCCAGGAGCGGCGCCTGGTCAAGCTGCAGCTCCACCACAGGGACCGAATCCTGGTCAGGCGCCACCAGCACCACCCGCACCACCAGCACCACCCGCTCAGTAAATGGAGTCACTCACATGAAACGATTCGCTCTTGTCGGAGTGCTCGCACTGTTGTGCGGATCCGCGCTCGCGCAGGTTACTTTTCAAGATCAGAACTCTGCGATCTGGGGATTGAATGGCGCGCTGTCGGGCACGACGCTGAAGCTCCCTGATTCGAAGGGTACGATCAACAACCAGTTCGAAGTAAAAGTCAACGGAACCGCACCATCAACGCTCACTGTCACGATCGCCGGTTGCATGCGCGGGGGAACGTGCGGATCTACTCTGGCGACGTCGTCGGGAACCGCGAGCCAAATCCTCACACCATCGTCGTCGAACATATATGACAACTACGCGGTGACAACCACCTGGACGGGTGGAGATGCGACCACGCAGTTCGTGATCAATCGTTCCGGAACGACGGGCGGTGGCGGTGGTGGCGCGACGTCGGCCGTCTCGGTGTCGAACTTTCCCAACCCGCAGAACGTGAGTGTCACCAATACCAGCACCTCTGCAACTCAGACAATCACGACCAACCAGTGCGCCGGTCCGATCAGCTTGAATGGAACTGGGAGTGTGGTTGCCTACATCACTGCGGTGAGCGGCGTGTTCTCTGCAGGAAACTTGCTCGTCAAAGCGGCGCCGGATTCTCTCACGTTCAACCCCGCGCAGGTTCAACCGTTTATGCCGACGAGTGGTGGCTCGCCGCTCAGTTCGATTCCCTTCGGATCATGGGCTGCAGGCGCTTCATGGACGGCCAACTTGGGTCCGACTGGAAGCTTCGAAGTGTGCGGCGACGGAACTCTCGCCGGTGGTACGAGTGTGAGCGTCTTCGTAGGCGCCGGACAGTCGTCACAGTCGGAGTTCAACGGGAGCATCGACGCTTCCGGAAACCTAAAGGTGAACGTCTCCGCGGGTTCTTTCATTCCAGGCACGACGCTTGCCCTTGGTTTGAACAATGCGACGAACACTTCGCTCACGACGGCCGTCGTTGCCAAGGCTTCCACCGGGAACCTATATGGGTTCTCTGTTAACAATGGTGCAGCTTCGGTCTGTTACTTGGAGTTCATCAACGCATCGAGCGCACCCACGCTCGGGACGAACGCGATTTTCTCGGTTGCAGTTCCAGCGACGAGCTCTGTCACCATCATGCCCGGTTCGTTCGGTGTGAACTTCTCGACGGGAATTTCGTATGGGCTCGCCACCGCATACAACGGTTCGACTGCCTGTGGAACCGCGGGGGCTGCTTCAATTTTCTACAAATGAAACTTCGAGCTCTCATTCTCGCGATCGTCACGCTTCCCGCGTGTGCTCAGCAGTTGCCGTGGTCCGTGGCTTACAACATGGAGACGCTGAGCGCTCCGTGGATTGCTCCGACTGGAGTGAACGCGAATTTTCTTCCCGCGACTCCTGCTACGTTCTGCAGTGGAGTGACCAACCAGGGAACAGGTGGACAGGCGAACTACTGCCAGCAGATGACGAACATCGCGCCGTACCTCGACGGCTTCCTGATCCCGATCCGGTGGCCGATCGGATACAACAGCGAGTTCGGTGGGATCGATACCGGGATCGAGCTCAACACTGTTCCGGTTTCGAATCCGCCACCTGCAGCGCAATACAATTTCACCAACCTGGACAAAACCGTTCTCGCTCCACTGACGAGCTTCACCTGCGCTGCGAAGATCCGTCCACCTGGTCATCCGTGTTGGTTTGCGTTCAAGCTCGGACCGTCGCAAGCCGGTCAACCGAACACACCGAACGCGCCGGATTATACCTATCAGTACGGAACGGGATCATGGGCGGATGCTGTGTGTCCCTTGTGGGTGACTGGAACGACGTACCTTGCGAATCAGTGTGTGCAGTGGCCGCTCGGGACGTTCTACCAGGATCAGGACGGAACTTTTCACACAGCGACGGGGAACTCCGGTCCGCTGAGTGATGGGGGATCGTGGTCTGCAGCGCTTTCGCACGCGCCACCGCTCGACGTTGGATCTAACACCACGCAGAATTACACAGCGAACACGCTTCCCTGTTCGACGGGGAACTCTGCGACATGTCCTGCAATCTCGAACATCAACATTGCGAATTGTGGAACCGGGACGCAGGCGTGCTCGATCAACACGCTCGAAGCAGGAACCGAAGCAATCTGGGAGACTCCGCTCGCGACAGCGTGGATCAATGCGCTGAACGCTCTGAACAACTTCATCGCGACGAAGTCCTATGCGTCGGATTACAAGTACGGCCGCGGTGGTCTGTTTACCGATGGAACCAGCTTCAACCCGAGCGAGACCAGTCTGCAGACGCTCACTGGCAACAGCCAGTCGAATCTCGAAACCGTCGTTGCGAAGTTCTACGGGATGGCCCTTCCGCTTTACAAGCAGTCTTATCACGCTGCAGGCGCACTGCAGGATTGTGTCGCTGCAGGCAACACCACGACGCAGGACACGCAGCTTCAAACCGCGTGCAGCTCCGCGGACATGATGGGATCGCAAGGGATCCAAAACAACGATCTCTTGCACTGGTGGAACAACTCCGGACTGACAACGAACAACTGGGTGGGAGCGATTCAGACTTACGGCGCCACCATGCTCGCGTTCCACTTTCAACCGATCTCGGGATCGAACACCACCCACTGCGTTCCTCTGGTCACCGACAGCGGTTTCTATTGTTCGACGTTCATGCTTCCGATGTTGTCGATGCTGCGCAACTCCGGAAAACCCTGGTATTACGAGATCTTTCAAGGCGAAGCGGACTGCGCCTTCGATGGCACAACCAACGACGCTGGCTGCAACAGCACTGCGCCGAACTCTGCGTGGGCTCAGGCGATCATCGGCGCCACACAGGGAGTTCCGGCGCCGCTCACGTTTGGATTAGGAGTGCACTGAAGTGGGACGCGATGAGCTGCGCGGAAAAGCGGAACCTGGTGGCTTTGTCGAGTACGGGGAAGATCAGCTCCCCAAAGTTGACTCGATGCGCCGCGACAAGTCGCAACCGGACTTCTACGGGATCCCGATCCTCGCAGACTCCGACGTCGGTTTCGTTCGCGCGTCTCAGATCGGGGAAGTTCCAGCGAGCTGCTACACATGCCAAAAGCAACAGAGCGACGAAACCTGCTTTTTGCTCGGACCGGAGATCAAGGTCTCCAAGGTTATCGGCCACCACGATTCCGGGGATCCGATCGAGTACTGGCCGTGTTGCAGCAGCCATCAGTTCGGAAGTCCAGCGTCGGGAAACCCGAACTATTCTCCCGAGCTCGCCAGTCCCGATCAGCTCGGTCTGATCTGGATCAACGCGCCGGAAGTGGGACAGAAGTTCGGGGGAGCGAATTGTGGTGGGACGAATGGCGGGGATGACTGTGATCACTATCTCGTCCGCGCAGGCGAGAAGTGGGAAAACCCGCAAGGCAATTGTCGCGTTCTAGCGCACGAAGTGGATGCTGGCGACGTGTGCGGAGCTTGGCGCGACGACGACGAGCTTCCGTGGAAGGAAGCTCAACAACTTCTCGCCGGTGACACCGTGGAGACGGTGCAAAAAAAGAGACTGGCGAAACAAATCATAGGGAGAGACGATGACTAAGCAACTTTTGCAGTGGTTTCTGTTCGCAGCGACGTTCTTCGCTGCAGGTGCACCCGCGGTAACTGGAGGATCTGGTGGTTCTTCATCGAACACAGGTGGCGGTGACGCTGGAACAGGCGCGGGTTCTAGCGGGGGAACCGGTGGCGGTGGCGCACCTGGCGGACAAGGTTCTAGTGGTGGGACGTCGCAGGGTGGTGGTGCTGGCCAGGGCGGACAAGGTGGAACCGGTGGACAAGGTGGCGAAGGACTTCCACAGCTCCGACAAGCCTATGAAGGACTGAAGGCGAAGTACGAACCCTTCGAGAAGCTCAATCTCTCGCCTGATCAGATCTCGCGCAACTCTGGTGTCTACACGAAATTCTTCACCGAAGTTTCCGCGCTCGGCCGCGAGCTCGGGTACAGCGACGACGACATTCTCGGCGCCTTCGCTGAGAAACCGCTGGAGACGCTCGATTATCTGCGCCACAAATATGCAGAGTTCGAAGCGCAGGGTGGGAACCAGGATCAACGCGGAGATCTGCGCGAAGCAATGACGCAGGAGATCGCGCGCCAGATCGGTCCGCTGCAACAGCGTGAAAACCTGCGTATGACGAACGAAGCGAACTCTCTGTTCGAGCGTACCGTCTACCAGGAAGCGACGACTCTCTTCAAGACTGCGGGGATCGACATCGCGCAGGTTCCGCGCGACGAGCTCGAAATGATCCTCACCGCAACTTCGGAAGTGATGAAGTACGAAGAGGCGGACGTCAAAGCGCTCAAGTTCGAAGGCAAAACCGCGGGAGTGCAGAAAGCGTTCAAAGAAGCGATCAACGCGCTCGATAAGTACTACATGGCGCGCTCGGGACGTGAACGCGCTCGTCTCGGACCAGCGAACCGCGGCAACCAGGCGGGACAGAACCAGGGTGGCGGACAGAATGGCGACAAACCGCTCACTCTCGATCAGATCATCAACGCGGATCCCGCGGCCGTCTCTCGCATGAAGTCCATGCAGAACGGTTGAGAAAAAAGAGCTTCGACGTATCGCGTCTCGTCAACGCACGACGTACCGGGATTCGTCACCCGAGGGCCGTACACGGACTCGCCCACCGTTGAGCCGGAGAAACACACTCCGAAATCACTCAACGGAGAACACAACAATGGCAGTAGATACGACCACCTATCTTCCTGACGCGAAGATCGTTTATGGCGCGATTCAGGAGCAAGTGAGCACGCTTCCGGCGGTGATGAACTTGTTCGGAGACGGCTCGAAATTCGGGAAACCGATCAACAACGTCGGCATCCGCGGGTACGTGTTCCTGGCTCGCGTGGCGCCGAACTGGAACATGGGTTATCGGCCGGAAGGGACCAACGGTGTTGGAGCGGCCGGGAACCAGGGACTCACCAATGCAACCGTCACGCTGCGGTACTTCTACGTGCCGATTGTGATCACGGGACAAGCAGAGAACCTCACCAAAGGCGAATCGCGCGCCTTCATGCAGGCGAAAGCTCTCGAAGCTAAGTTCGACATGAAGGACGCGGTGTCTCACGTGAACGTCGTCGTTATCGGCGCGGAACCTGGTGGCCAGCTCGCGCAGGCTGCAGCTCCGATCGTCGCGAACACCTCGTTCACCGCGGACAACACCGGTCTGCTTCCTGGTGCGATTTATCTGCGTGTTGGACAACCGGTCGATTCGATCCCTGTGGGTGGTGGTGCGGCGGACTTCACGAACGTGAAGATCTCAGCGATCAACTACACCACGCGCGTCGTCTCCATTCCGGCGACGTCGGTGGCTGGCCATGCGATCGCACTCGCGGGTGAGTATCCGCAGGTGGCGATCGCGAACGATGGTTGGTTTACCGCCAACGGGTTCCAGAACCTTGTGAACTCGTCTGGTGTGGTCGAGGGAATCGATCCTGGTGTCTATCCTGCGTGGCAGTCCTACGTGTTCGACAACGGTGGCGGCGCGCTCAGCTCGCAATTGCTGCAGCAGCTTCGCCAGTTTGTGAAGAACCGCGGTGGTGTGGATGGAAATATCTTCATCGTTCCTTCCGCGCAGATCAACCAGTACGTTGGAATTGCAACCACCACCCTTCGGTTCGACATCACCAACGAAGGTCCGGCCGCGAAGGTTGGAAAGAAAGCGCTCGATCTCGGTTTCAATGTCTTCGACTATGCGGGACTCCCGATGGTGGAAGACAAAGACTGCCGGACCGATCGCATCTTCCACGGTGACACGGAAATGATGAAGAAGTTCGAAGCGATCCCGCTCTCTCTTGCAGAAGACGAAGCGGGAACCTGGACGCGCGTGATCGGCGCGAACGGCATCGCGGATGCGGTGGCCGGTTTGCTGCGCTGGTATCACAACATCGGCATCGTGCAGAGAAGCGCATGGGGCCGGTTGCAGAACTTGCAAGTCCCGGCGAACTTCCAGACGGCGCCACCGACGATCTAACGTAAGGCGCGCCAAGCTCGGGAGTCGGTTTCGTTTCCGCGGCCGACTCCTGAGTTTTTTCCGCTATAGCTTTGCGGAATGCCGGCGGATTTTCAGAATTAACTTAAAGCGAAGGCCGTTTTTCCTATGTTCACAGGACCAGCAACACAAGAAGTTGAAGTCGTACTCATGCAGCGCTTTCTCGACTCGGGACTCTGTCTCGATCTCAACGATCGCAGACAGGTGACGCTCGCGATCGAGCTGCGCAAAGCTGAGTTGATCGCTGGTCTCTCTCATCCGATTGCGCGCAAGTGGACGAAGAAGCTGCAGAAGGAAGTTGAACCCTTGCTGCGCATGCGTCTCGATCCGAAGCTCGGTTTCGTGATCGATCGGTGGGTTGAGCTCGACGAGTGGTGGCACAAAGTACCGGGTGCGATCGGCTTTCAGGAACCGCGGCCGGGACTCTGTGAGCGCATGCGGGGTGAATACGACATGTGGAAGAAGGCCACCCCGAAAGAGAATGAAGACGCGATCGCGGGACGAGCTCGACACCCGATCATGCAGGAGAAGGACGCGCAGTCTGCGAAAGTGATCGCAGCGAACGAAGCAGCGAGCAACGAGAAGGTTCTCGCGGCCGTCGATTCGCTCTCGGAAAAGCGCATGAAGAACTTTCTCGACGTCGAACGTGCGCGTCACACCGGGGAGAAGCTGATCCATCACGGACCGGATCTCAAATTCGTGGAGCACGTCGAGCAGTTGGAGAAGTCCGGTAAGGTGCAAGTCTCTCCGGACCAGGGGAAGGACTGTGCGAACCCTGGTCTCGCTCCGAAGGTGCACAAACGCAAATCAGGGGGGAAGCACATCCGTGAATAAAGAAGAGTTGATCGGCAAGCGTGCCGAAGTGATCTCTGGTCCGCATGAAGGACGCGGTGGCCAGATCAAACAGTTTCGCGACATGGCTGTTGCAGGTGGAGATCCGGAGACTTATGTCGTGATCGAGTACTCCGAGAAGAATTGTTTCGATGAGTGGCAGACGGACCACATCGCGGTTCCCGTCCGTCGTGTTGTGCTGAGTTGAATTTTGAACTGAGGAGCATGTTATGGGCGGAACTCTAGTGTTGCCTGGGCAGACCGTGATCCCGCGGGGTTATGGCGAGTCGATGGTGCTGTTTTCTCACGAAGGATGCGCGGTGGTGATCGACGGCGCGCCGGTTGGCAAAGATGGACGTCTCTACAAGATCCCTGCAGGGAAAGCGATCAAGGTTCCCTTTGAAGTCGGCCGCTTTCTGCTCGACACGCAGAGCTTTCCGTTTCTGGATGTCGTGCGTGTGTCGGAAGAAGAAACCGACAGCGGGATTACTTACGACATCGAGCTCGCGCGCGCGGAGTCTGCGGATCGGCGCAAGATTGCGGATGACGCAGCTTTCAATCAGTACGTTCAAGGCGCCGTCGAAGACTTCGTCAAACGGAACAAGCCGGTTCCACAGCCACCCGCGCACATTCTGCGCATTATGAAGCGAACCGGGTACAAGCTCGAAGACTACGGGATCCATCCGATCGGGTGGAAGACGGTCGAGAACGAAAAACTGCAGGCAGTGTCGCAGGAGAACGAGCAGTTGAAGCAGGACATGGTCGAGATGAAGCGCAAGCTCGATGCGCTCCTCGTCGATCGAGTGAACGACAAAAAGAAAGGCTAAGCCATGCCTCACAACCACCTGTGTGCTGTGTGTGGTGTGCCGGTGGCCATTTGCTCGGATGATTCGTGTCTCTCGGATCCGAATCATCCGAACGCACCTGGCCACCACGACGGCGGGGGAGATCCGGATAAGGCGAAGAAGCACTATTGCTCGATCCATCATCCCGACCAAAAACACCACATCGAACCCACACCACCACTGAAGCGTTAACTCACTCATGCCGGACACACTGGGCTCGCTGCGAGCGGAAATAGTGCTCTGGTTGCGCGGGGATCTGACGCGCCAGGACGATGTTCCGCTCCTGAACACTGCCATCAACGACGCGATCGACTCGATCTGGATGGCCATGATGCAGGTGCAGCTCGCGCGCTTTCTGGGAGTCGATTCGCCGGTGACGTTCACGCTGCCTGCAGGAGCGGAGCGTGTCCAGCTGGTCTCGATTCCGGATCCCACGCAGGCGCCGGTTCTCGGACAGACGGGCGGTGGCCAGTCTGCGACCCCGCGGACGATCCTGGTGGGTTACACCTATGTCACCGAATCAGGATCCGAAACGCAGCTCTCTCCGACTGCGACTCTGGTGGTCAACCCGAACAATCTTGGCCAGGTGACACCACCTGCACCCCTGCCAGGTGCGTTCGGGTGGAACTGCTACGTCTCGGTGTCCAACACGCCAGGGCTGATGGCTTTGCAGAACCAGAACCCGCTTCCCTTCTCTGCGCTGTTCACCGAATCGGTTGCACCTGGTTGGCAGGATTACTCTGTCGCGCAGCAACAGCCACCGATCGCGCAGATCGCGACAGGCGTCACTCCCGCGGGATCTCCACCACCATCGGAGAACTCGACGGCCGACAACATCAGTTGGATTTCGCATCTCGAAGTTCGAACCTCGGACACGTTGCTGCGCAGTTGGAATCAGTACGAGCTCGACTCCGAGATCATGCGTCGATACGCTCGCACGCTTTCCTCTGCGTCTGAGTTTCAAACCTATGTGTGGGATCTGATCAACGGGAATCGCCTGGAAGTTCGACCGGCCGCGGGACTCACCTTCACACCGCGGTACTTCTACATCGCAAAACCGCGGCGCCTGCGCTATGACCAGGCAAACATTCCGTATCTCTGGATTCCTGGTGTGCGGAAGTTTCTCCGCTGTCAATCGATCGCGGATCTGAAGTTGCCACTCGATGAGTACCTGGCGCAGCAAGGTTTCGCGGGAGCTGCGCAGCAAGAGAAAGCAGACATATTGAAGTCGTTGCGGATGGAAGACTGGAACAAGAACACGCGCGTGCAGCCACACCTGTTCTGATGAGTTCTCCACAGCAAGGCATCTACTCGACTCCGCTGTTCGAGCTGTTTCGCCGCGGCACAACACCCACGGTGATTCAGCGCTTCCGCGGGATCAACGCTTACTCGACTGCTTCACGGATGCAGCCGGACTGGGCTCTCGATCTCTTGAATGTGATCGTCACCGGATCCGGTGGGCTGTCGAAGTTCCGTCTTCCGATCAAGCTCAGCGTTGCGATCCCTGGTGTGAACACCGGTCCGAACTCTTTCTGGGATTTCCAGCAAGCGAACGGAACTAGGCAGATCCTCGCGAACTTCAACGGCGCGCTGTACTTCTATTCGTGGGCTGCGAACTCGTTCAACCTGGTCGGACCGACGCTGATCGACAACAACGCGCTCAACGTCGGCCAGTGGTCATTCGCGATCGCGAACAACATCCTGTTCGGATCCGATGGCCAGCGCATGATGAAGTGGACAGGTGCGAATTGGTGGTTGTGGGGGCTCGTCGCATCAGGTAACGCGCCGATCGTCGCGAACGCGCTCGCCGGTTTGCTCGCACCGACGAATGGTGGGTGGATGTATGGGTTCGCCTGGAAAAACTCCGTCACCGGTCACTGTGGCAACATTTCGTCGCTCACGGCCGTTCAGAACAATCCCGGCACGAACTTTCTAACGGCCGCGGCGCCACCGGATCCGCAGATGGATACGATCGTTTGGTTTCGCACGATCGACGGTGGTGGAGATCCTTATCGCGAGTGCGAGGTGAATCTCAACACCGGTGTGTTGACTCCTGCGAATAGTTTCACCAACGTCACGGTCATTGCAGGGACGAACAATCTTCAGATCGCAGACCAGTCTCCGGACACTGGGCTCGATCAAACCACTCGCGGTCCGCTGATCAACAACCCACCGCTGCAGGGACGTTTCGTCGCAGTCGGCCAGAGTCGCGTGTTCGTCTTCAACTTGATCGGCTCGCCGCAAGATGTCATTTACAGCGGGTATGAGCAAATTCTCTTCGGCCGACCAGAGGAGAGTTTCCCCCCGAACAACCGGCTGCGCTTGTCGATCGGCGCGGAATCGATCGCCGGTGGTGGTGTTCTGCAAGCTGGAATCGTTGCGTTCTCGCAGACGGGGAAAATGTGGATGCTGCGTGGCCAGGTGGAAGACATCTCGCTTCTGCAGCCGGTGAACATCACGCAATATCTGGAAGAACTTCCCTGGACGCTCGGTTGCTTGTCTCACTTCACGATTCAGTCCACACCTTACGGGTTGATCTGGGTGGCAGGCGACAAAACGGTGCAGCTCTTTGACGGCCACCAGGCGCCGATCGACATCTCCACGCGGGTGTATCCGCTGTTGCGCCAGATCACACCAGGAACCGAGACGCAGATGGTGAGCGGATACTTCAACTGGTTGGATCGTGACTGGTATGTGTTGCTTTGCGCGGTGAACGGCTCGCTCTCGCTCAACCGGCTGTTCTTCTTCGTAGTGAACAAGCAGGAAGACTCGAACACGATCGAATCGGTTGAGTGCTTCGTCTCCGATGTTCCCAACACGCTCGGGGGAGCGACGTGGGTTGGGGTGATGACGACTCCGAAGCTGCAGCGTTTTCTCTGCATGGGAGCGCAAGGATTTATTCAGCAGTTGCCGAGCTCGCCGGACACGCGCAGCGGGATCATTGACGACGAGACGATCAATCCCCCGACCACAGGCTTTCTGAACGCTTACTGGCGAAGCGGATACTTCGGCAACGACTCGCCTTACCGCATGAAATCGTTTCGGTGGGGGCGAATCGTCACCGACCAGGAAGACAAGGCTTTCATGGCGACGGTTCGTTACGTCGATGACGAGCAGCGCAAGATCACCGCTCCCGAGATCCTCGGACCGGATCCGCTGTACTTGGGAAAGATCTCGATGGGACGCAAGGCGAAGCGTGCATCGGTCGAGATCAACTTTCCCCCGCAGGATGCACCCGCGAACGTTTTAGAGCTGCAGGTGATGACGATCCCAACGTCGGATCGATAACCCACTCATGGCACTACAGCAAAAAGTTCCGGAAGTTCCCATGCTTCCCGAGCGAACCATCGTCGATCGCGACGGGAAAACCCATCGCGTTCTCGCTGGTGGTGGTGGGGAGCTGCGTGGGTTCATGGTGGAGCTTCGAAAATCGATCGTGCAACTGCAGGGACAGATTGCTTCGCCTGGTATGCCTTCAAACCTGAAGGTGACTCCACAGGCTTTCGGGAACCTGATTCAGTGGTCACGCGGGACAGGCGCGGATTTTCACGAAGTTCTCTGGAACACGTCTCCAACCGTTATCAACGCGAACGTCGTTCCAGTGCAGAACGCAGCGCAGTGGGCGGACAACGTCGGCAAAAACGGGATCAAGCGCTGGTACTGGGTGCGAGCGGTGAAACAAACCGCACTCCACGCGGTGACGCGTACGACGGAGCTCGGACCGATTGCAGGAACGACGCTGGCTTCAGGATCCGCGGTGACACCACCAACTCCACCGGCGCCAGGAGTGAACCAGGTGCTCAATCAACGGACAGGGGGACGGGAACCGTTATGAAGATCATTCGCGATGTGTTGGTGAACGAGTTCCGCGATCCGTTCGCCTGGAAATATTGCTATCACCACGGCAAAACTGGACAGCAGAAGGTTGCTGAGCAGCAGACGGGAACCGACATCACCAACCAGAACAACGACGTCAATCAACAGCAACAGCTCACCGGCGCCGCGCAAGGAACGCTCTCGCAGTTCGAAGGACCAGTCCAGAACTCGCCATTTTATAAAGCTCTGCTCACCAGCGGGATCGAGGGAACATCGGGAGCTTACGACACCGCGCGCTCGAACATGAAGGCGCAAGAGAACCAGGCAGGGTTCGGATACAACCAACCCGTTGCACAGGGAGCGGACAACCAGCTCCAGGCGCAGGAAGCGTCGGATCTCGCGAAAGTTCCAAATACAGCCATGACTGAAGCGGCGCCGCTCTCGCTCTCCGCGGCCGGTACGACGGCGAACATGGGGATGGGATACGGGAGCCAGGCGCAGGGTTGGGACTCCGCGGCGCAGGGTTGGAACAACAGCGCTTACAA